AATTATAACTGATCAACTGCGAATATTAAACTCTGAGAATTTTGTAGCGGGGATAGCTTCAACTACGAACAGTTATTATGCGTGGATTGGTCTCCCTAACCCATCAGATTTTCAGTCGGATTGGAGTGAAAATCCACCAGCACCTAAAGATTCTTTTAGTGAGGAGAATGATTATTGGGATACAATGATCGCTCTCAAGAAGTTGAATTCAGATGATATCGCAAGAGTAGTTAGAAAAATAACTTGGACATCAGGTACAACATATGAAATGTATCGAGATGATTATTCTCGATCTAATTTGTCTCCACAAACTAGTTCAACTAATTTGTATGACACAAATTATTATGTAATGAATCAAAACTTCCGTGTTTATATTTGTCTACAAAATGGTACAAACCCAGAAAACACATCTGGAAGACCATCTCTTGATGAACCACTATTCACAGATTTAGAACCAAGATCTGCTGGTGCATCTGGAGACGGATACATTTGGAAGTATCTCTTTACGATTGATCCAAATAGTATCATTAAATTTGATTCAACAAGTTTTATACCTTTACCACAGAACTGGTCAACTAATAATGATGTGGCTGCAGTTAGAAATAATGCTGCAACTAGTGGACAGTTAAAGATAGTTAGTATCACTAATCGTGGTGTTGGATACGGAACTGCTGCGACCTATAACAATGTCCCTATCAAAGGTGATGGAAGTGGTGGTAGATGCTCTGTCGTGGTAAATGCTGCTGGTAAAATGGACTCTGTTGAAATAACTAACGGTGGATCTAATTATACTTTTGGATCTGTTGGATTAAGTGATGTTGGTCTAACTAATCCATCAGGATCTACAGATGCAGCGTTTAATGTAATCATTCCACCTCAAAATGGACATGGTGGTGATATCTATAGAGAATTAGGTGCAAATCGTGTTTTAATATATTCTCGTTTAGAAAACGATCCATCAAACCCAGATTTTATTACAGGAAACCAATTCTCTCGTGTTGGAATATGTCGTGATCCTCTTGCGTTTGGATCTGATAATAATCTTACACTTCAAAAAGCGAGTGCTGTATATGCACTGAAACTTATTGGTGCTGGTTCAACGACAACTACGTTTACCTCTGACTCTGAAGTAACTCAAGAGATAGGTATTGGATCAACAGCTGTGGGTAGAGTAATCAATTATGATGCAACTACAGGTGTTCTTAAATACTGGCAAGATCGAAGACTTGCAATATCAACTGACGGATCTGTTCCTTCATATGGATATGAATTATTCAGATTTAACGCTGATCCAGCTACAGGTGCTGGAACAACGGTATTTGGTGGAACAAGTAATCTAAATATAGATACTAATTTCGGAACTTCCTCACAGCCTGGTCTTTCTACCTCAATAAATAGTAGGACTTACAATTTAGGGATGAGTTTTGTGAAAGGTGTAGCTAACCCAGAGGTTGAAAAATATAGCGGTGATATCATTTACGTTGATAATAGAGCTGCTGTTACTCGCAGTTCACAGCAAAAAGAAGACATCAAGATCGTACTGGAATTTTAAGAAATCATGCCACAGGAAACCAATCTAAACGTCAATCCATATTTTGACGATTTTGATAAAAATAAAAATTTTTATAGAGTTCTTTTTAAACCAGGCTCTCCTGTTCAAGCACGAGAATTAACTGGGTTACAATCAATTCTACAGAATCAGATTGAACAGTTTGGTACTCATTTCTTCAAAGAGGGTGCTAAGGTAATTCCAGGCAACGTGACTTATGATAATAATTATTCTTGTGTTCAAATTGAAAGTAATTTTTTAGGTATTTCAGTTGAGTCATATATTGATCAACTTGTAGGTGTCAGAATTACTGGATCTAGATCAGGTGTTACTGCAACTATCAGAAAATGTTTAAAACAAGAGGATTCGGATAGGGGTAATTTAACTTTATACATTAAGTATGAACAATCTGGTACAGATTTTCAATCAAGCCTTTTTGAAGATGGCGAAAGTTTATTAACTAGTATAGACATAGTTTTTGGTGCAACTGTGATTGCTGCTGGTGAGCCATTTGCAAATACCTTAGTTGATGGATCTGCTGCTACTGGTTCTGCTTTTTCTATTGGAGAAGGTGTTTATTTTCTTCGTGGAACTTTTGCACAAGTTCAAAGTGAAACAATTATATTAGATCAGTATGGAGATCAACCATCATATCGTGTCGGATTTAATATTGACGAAAAATTTATAACTGCTGATGAAGATACATCATTAAGCGATAATGCATCTGGATATACAAACTTTGCTGCTCCAGGCGCTGATAGATTTCAAATGTCTATCAATTTAGCAAAAAAAGATTTAAAAGATTTTAATGATCAAAATTTCGTAGAGATTTCAAGAATTGAAGAAGGACAATTACAGACATTTGTTACAGAAACTCAATATAATCTAATTAACGATACTTTAGCTAAAAGAACTTTCGATGAATCTGGTAACTACTATGTCTCTCCTTTTGGTGTGCATATTAGAGAGTGTTTAGATGATGGTATCGGAAGTGACGGAATTTATACATCAGAACAATTAACTGCACAAGGTAATACTCCTTCCAATGACTTAATGGTGATTAAGATATCGCCAGGAATAGCATATGTAAAAGGATATAGATTAGAAAAAATAGCTCCAACTTTTCTTGATGTACCAAAACCAAGATCTACAAGAGAAATAAAAGAAGAAGCGGTTACATACTCTACAGGTAATCCACTTTTTGTTAATAATATCTCTGGATCACCAAGTTTAGGAATAGGAACTACTGCGACTGTTTCTTTGATATCAAGAAGAAAAGGAAATAGTGGATCCGAAATTGGACTTGCAAGACTATATGATTTCAAAGCTCAATCTGGAAGTTTTGTAAATGCAAGCACTCAATATGAGATTCGTTTATTTGACGTTAAAACATTCACCGATATCAAAGTTGGAACTGCTATCACATCTTTGTCAGCGACAGATAGAATTCAAGGTTCAAGAAGTGGTGCAACAGGATATGTTGTTTCAGCTATCACAAATTCCACAGATTTTAGTTTAGTTGATGTGAGTGGTAAATTTTTAAAGAGTGAATCTATTACAATTAATGGAATTGCAGATGGGAGATTAATTACTAAAGTTGATACCTTTGGATTTAGTGATGTAGCTTCGTTAGAAAGTGCAGTTGGCGTCTCAACTTTTTCTGCGGATGTTGTTCTTGATAGAGGAGAAAAACTTACAAATATTATTTCTGGTAATTTTCAATTAACAAATGCTGTCGTTCCAGGCCATACATCGTTAGGAGTAGGAAATGGTGGTGTAATCAAATCGGCTGGTAAAAACTTTGCTGGTATTATAACTTCAAACAATATTGTTAGTTATACAGTCCCTGGCGAAACCACTCCTCGTTTCAACCGTATCGTAGGAGTTTCAACTGAGGGAAGTGAAATTCAAGTTGTTGGTATTCCCACTGTAACTGGTGTTTGTGGCGGTGGTGTTCATGATGGTAATGCTGCAACTAATCTTGACGTAAATGATTTACAGATTAGAAGACCATCATTTATTATGGGTGAAAACAGTTTACTAACACCTTTGGATAATCCTTTTGTTGAAAGTATTGATGTTACAAACACCACAGTACAAGTTAGAAAACAATATTCTGATATTACGGTAGCTCTAAATTCTTTTACAACACCAACCGCTGGTAAAAATTTATTTTTCCAACCATTTGATGAAGAAAGATACTTTCTATCATATGAAAATGGAGCGATAGAACCTTTAACAATCGATCAGGTTAAAATTGCTAATGATAAAAAAACAGTAACTTTTGTTGGATTAAGTCAAAATGACGTGAAGGCTAATCTTTTTGCAACTGTCTTAAAATCAAAAGTAACTAATAAACAAAAAAAATTAAATGAAGCAAATGTTTTAATTTTAAATAGATCGACATTAACATCCTCTGGAATTGGAACAAACACACTAAATGATGGATTAACATTCAGTAATGTTTTTGGAACAAGAGTTCAAGATGAAAAGATAAGTTTAAATGTACCAGACGCTGCTCAGCTATTAGGAGTTTTTGAATCAAATGATACATCTGAACCAGACTTACCATCAATAACTTTGAGTGGTTTCTCTGGGCCAAATTCTAACAATGCTGATTTGATAATTGGGGAAAAACTAACAGGTCTTAATAGTAACACTGTTGTCGTTGTGATTGAAAAATCAGGAACGGATGCTGTTGGAATTGTAAATTTAAATGAAAAAGATTTTGAAGTAGGTGAAACTATAAGAGGAGAAAAATCTGGAATCACTGCTGTCGTAGCTGCAATCGCAAATGGAGATAGAGATATAACAGATTACTATAAGTTAAATACAGGTCAAAGACCAACATTTTATGATTATTCTTTCATTGAAAGAAATAAAGAATTTTCTGCTCCTGAGAAAAAATTGAAAATTGTATTCAAAAACTTCTTTGTTGAAGAATCAGACACAGGAGATTTTTATAACGCATCCAGTTATCCAGCTGAGACTGAACCTTTAATTCCAACTGATCCCAGTTACAGACAATTACTAACAGATTTAATTGATTTGAGACCAAGAGTTGTAAATTATGATTCATCTAATAGTTCATCATCTCCATTTACACATAATTCCAGACAATTTACAACTACAGGCGATGGTTCTCTAAATCCATTGGTATCTGAGGAAAATTTAATTGTCAATTATAATTATTATCTTGGAAGAAAAGATAGATTATTCATTGATAAAACTGGTGATTTTGTATATCTTCAAGGTGTTCCTTCAGAGGAGCCACAAGAACCTCAAGCGATTGGTGATGCAATGGAAGTTGCAAAATTCGTATATACACCATTTCTAACTAATGTATCTCAAGCTCAGTTCATAAGAACGAAACATAAACGTTTCACTATGGCTGACATAGGAAGATTAGAAAAAAGATTAGAGAATGTAGAGTATTATACAAGACTCTCTATGCTTGAACTTGAAACTAGCACTCTTAATATTACAGATGCAAATGGTCTAAGTCGATTTAAGTGTGGTTTCTTTGTTGATAATTTTAAAAAACATTCTGCTCATCAAATAGGACACCCCGATTTTAGTGCAAGTACAGACGCTAAGAGTGGTTATCTAAGACCTGGCCATTTTACAACTTGTCTTGATCTAGTCCCTGCATCTAGATCTAAATTTGGATTAGATGGTGTTGCAAAAGATCCCAGTGTGGATTTACTACATGCAAATGATATATCAGGAACAAATAATAAAAAAACAAGAAATACAATAACTCTTGATTATACAGAAGTTGTAATGTTAGAACAGGTGTATTCATCACGAATAGAGAATGTCAACCCATTCTTAATTGCATATTATGATGGAGATATGAAACTATTTCCAGACTCCGACACTTGGATGGATACCAAGAAAATAGATGCTGCAGTTATGTTCGATACAAGTGAATATGAGTTAGCACTTTTAAAACATGGTATTGATGCTGAGACAGGTTATAGTGAAGTAGACTGGGGTGCTTGGCAAACTGATTGGGTTGGTGAAAAGATAACTGCTTGGGCTGAAACCATTGCAGAACAAAAGTTTAGTAAAATTCATCCAGACTCAGTAGCACTCGAAGGTGCAACATTAAACCTTGAACATATTCCAAACTACGGAAAAGTTATAGAACTTAATGGAAAATGGCTTCCAAAAGGTGCTGGTATAATTACAGATGCAACTCTAACGACAAAACAAAAATATGAAGACGTTGAAACTACAACTAATCAATCAAAAGAAGGTATTCAGTATCAAATCACTTCAACAACCACAGAAGAAGTTATTGGTGAAAAGATAGTTAGTTCTGATAAAATACCTTTCATGAGAAAGAGACAAATTGAAGTTGATGCGACTACATTAAAACCAAGAACTCGTTTTTATCCATATTTTGATGGTCAATCAATGAGTGAATTCTGTTCACCAAAATTGGTTGAAATTAGTATGGTGAGTGGAGTTTTTCAAGTTGGTGAAACTGTTGAAGGATCTCTTAATTTTGGTCAAATTGATTCTGGAACAGGGGGAACATTTCACCCATTATTCAAAGAAGGTGCTGTAGATGAGATTGTGTTTAGATTAGCTACTCCGAATCATAGAGAAGGGCCTTATAACACTCCAACAAGAGTTTATCAAACAAATCCATATCAGACTGGTGTTGCTATCCCTGCTGCATACTCATCATCTTCAACTTTAGTTAATATTGATACATTTTCTCTTGTGAATATGGTTGATGATGAATTTATGGGAAGAGTTAAAAAAGGAATGAAATTAGTTGGAAGAACAAGTGGTGCTGAAGCTATTGTTCAAGAAATAAAGTATATTACAGATGCTCTTGGATCTCTAAAACTGGTTTTGGGTATTCCTGATCCTAAATTTACGAGTGTTCCTAAATTTGAATCTGGAATAAAGACTTTTAGATTAACAACTAGTTCAACAAACTCTCAAGTTCAAGGTGTTGTTAAGAGTCATGCAGAGGCAAACTTCTATGCACAAGGAACATTAAATACAGTTCAAGAAACTGTGTTGAGTACAAAAGTTCCTCAAGTTAAGAAACTTACACTTCAAGATCAAAGAGTTCTAAATGAAACCATATCTAGAAAAGTAGGCCCAGCAGAGAAAGAATTAACAGGTATTCAGTATTATGACCCACTTGCACAAACATTTAGAGTCGATGATACATCTGGTGTTTTCTTAACATCTGTGACTGTATTCTTCAGAGATAAAGATGATACTATTCCAGTTACAATTCAATTAAGAACAGTTCAAACTGGTCTTCCAACATCTAAGATTTTACCATTTAGTGTTGTTTCTAAAGATCCTAATGAAGTTAATACGTCAGAAGATGGAACTGTAGGAACTACATTTACATTTGACTCACCTGTTTATGTTGAAGGAGAACAAGAATATGCAATTGTTCTTGTTACACCATCTGAAAATTATACTGCTTGGATTTCAAGAATGGGTGAAGTAGATATTTCAACTGCTAACTTACCAGACAGTGAACAGGTATTAATCAGTCAACAACCATACTTAGGATCTTTATTCAAATCTCAAAATGGTACAACTTGGGATCCAAGTCAATTAGAGGATATGAAGTTTATTCTTCGTAAGGCTAAGTTTAATACTGGATCTCCAGGCACTGCAAGATTCCTTAATCCAGACATATCTGTTGCAAATGATTTAATTAAGAGTTTACCAAAAAATTCTGTCGAATTCCTATCAAGAAAAGCAACAATTGGAATTGGAACAACTTTACCAGTAGCAGATCAAAGTGATTTTACAACTGGATTAAAACCTGGCGTAATCATAAAACAAGCTGGAAACGAAGGCGCTTCCGCAACATTATTAGGAGTTGCTGGTATTGCAACAATAAACGGATCAAATGATATTTCAATTATTAATGCTGGTATTGGATTTACTCCGTCAGCTGGCACATTAACATACTCTAGTATTCCAACAGTTACATTAACTGGATCGGGAAGTGGTGCTATCGCAGATGTAACTGTTGTAAATGGTGTTGTAGGAGCTGTTACATTCACTAATGGTGGAAACAACTATGTTGTTGGTGATACTGTTGGACTTGGAACACTTGGTAAAGGAAACGGTAGTGGAGAAATTGTTGCAATTGGTGTGGTTACAACTTCAAGTACTTTATTAGTTGATAATGTTCAAGGATCATTCAATATTGGTGTTGGAACAGTATTGTTCAATAATGGATCAGCTATACTTTCAATAGATGGTAAAACTGGAATCGGAACAACAGTTGATGGACAGATTGGAAGTGCCGCTACAGTGTCGTCATTTGACGTTGATCCTGTATTTGATGGATTACACTTCAAAGTTAATCATAGAGCTCACGCTATGCATAATGCAAGTAACCGTGTATCAATTAAAGGTATTCTACCAGATACTCCAATTACTACGTTGACCTCAGATTATGCTCAATCATCTCTAGGAAATCTACAAGTGGTTGATGCATCAAGTTTTGAAACTTTTGAAGGAGTTGGAGTTGGAACAACTAATTATGGATATGCAATTATTAATGATCATGAAATTGTAGCATATACAGGTGTTGGAAATGGTCAAATAACTGGAATCACAACTAGAGGACTTGGGCCTAATAGCTTTATGAATGGTGGTGGTCAAGGTCAAAACACACTTAAAAAATCATATGATGTTGGAGCTCAAATTAGAAAATATGAAGCTAACGGTATTAATTTAAGAAGAATTAATGCATTCCATAGTTTAAATGATGTTAATGCAACTAAACATCCAATTGGTTTGGATGATTACACAATTAAGGTTAATATGAGTGCTAGTAAAGGATTAAATAACCAATCTCCAGGCACAGATCGAACTGGTAGTGGTAGTCTTCCAGCTAAATTCTTTAATGTAACGAAAACAGATGGTGGAAGTGTAACAAGAATCACAAGAAACATACAGTATGAAACTTTGACACCCAATGTGTCAACTTCAACTCCACCAGGCACATCAGTTTCTGCAAAAATTAGAACAATTTCTGGATCTAGTATTGGTGGAATTGAAGAGTCATTTACAGATCAAGGATTTGAGGATATAACTTTAAATGATATGAATAATTTTGATACACCTCGTCTTATTGCGTCTAAAATTAACGCAGATGCTAACTTACCAGATATTATGCCAGCTGGAAAATCAATGGTGTTTGAGGTTATTTTGAATTCTAATAATGAGAATGTCTCACCAATGATTGATTGTGATAGAATATCAGCTGTCGTATCTTCAAATAGATTAAATGCTGGTGATTTTGTTAACGGATTGGGATCTAGTGATTCACGAGTACAAGAAAGCTTTATGAAGAGAACAAAACTCACTGGTCAAGACCCTAATGCTTCAGCCTATATTTCAAAGTTTATTAAGTTACAAAACCCAGCAACTTCATTATTAGTAGAGTTTTCCGCTTACAGATCACAGGGATCTGAAATTAGATGTTTCTACAAAACAATGGAAGAGGGATCTAACGAGGACACATTTAGTCGTGACTTTGAACCTTTCCCAGGCTTCTCAAATATTGATCAATTTGAAAAAGTAATAGATCCATCAAGAAATACTGGAGAGCCAGATCATAAGGTTCCTCCTAGTATTGGAGAAGAATTTAGGGAATATACTTTTAACTCAAGAGAGATTCCATCATTTACTAAATTCCAAATTAAAATTGTTATGGTTGGAAAAAATCAGGCAAAACCACCAAAGATTAAAGAACTTAGAGGAATCGCACTTGCATAATGGAGAATCACATACCAGTTGAGGGATCTCACGGACTCTATAGAGATTCAAATACATCAGCTATAATTAATAAAGATGTAAATGCTTATAAAGCATATCTTAAACGTAAGAAAGCGATGGAAACTAAAAATAATGAATTAGATCAAATGAAAGAGGATCTTAATAATGTGAAAGGTGAGTTGGGAGAAATTAAAGGTCTTTTATCTACTCTTGTTCAAAAACTAAATAATTAGAAAAATGGCACAACAGGTAATCACATTTGATCCAGATGTTGCCGTTCCAATGGGTGTAAATCTTACCATATTTTCTGGTGCTGATTTTAACACTACATTCACAGTAAAAACTTCTGCTGGTTCCAGTATAGATTTTTCTAACTATACAGGAAAAAGTAATATTAAGAAGTCTGCGATTGGAACTGCAAATACTTTCGGCGTGACTCTTGGTGACTCAAATGGAAAAGTAACTCTCTCAATGGGTTCAACCGTCACTAGAAGTTTATCTGAGGGTAGATATCTATACGATATTAATGTAAGTTCTGGTTCTACTTTCTTTAAGATAATAGAAGGTAATGTGCTTGTCAGAACAGGTATTTCAACTTAGAGGTGAAGAATGGCTCAACCAAGTTCTAGAGAAGGTTTAATAGATTACGCAAAGAG